ATTCATATATGACTTCATTATTAAATACTGTAACAACGGCTGGATCTAAGAATTGTTTGTTTGCGAAGCTCAAATTTACATCTTTATATTCTCTATATAGAAAATTACCAAGAAGAATAAAATTCTTGTATCTTTCATATGCATTTTCATTATAGTTTTCAAACCTTGGCCCTCTTGTAAACGTATAGTTTACAGGATATGCTTCAATTACCAGAGCTTGTTGATTTATTTCTTCTGATAATCTAGGAGAAAAATGATTGCCATGGGTTTCATTTCTTCTGGTATACCACTGGCTGGGTCTTCCGTTTGAAGAATAGTCATAATATTCAAAAAGATCTTCATCTAAACCATATGTACTCACGTCAGAAAATAGACTAAGTTGTGTTTCTGCTCTAGGGATTCCCAGAAGTGAAGAACTAACTGCCGAGGTTTCGGGAAATTGTTCAATAATTTTCACTGGTTTTGCATATGGTGAGCTATCAACAATAACGCTAGTTGAATTATTTGAACCAACTCCACTAGGCAAGGGTACAATAGAATCAGTAACAATAACATTGCGAGAGGCATCCCTTAAAGGGACACCTCTTATAATGTCATATAGGGGTTGATCTGTTAAGATCAAAGGCGTAGATACTTTATCAAATCCTATCTTTATGTTTGGCATTTTAGGTTACTGTTCCTCCCAAGTTAGACTAGCCGAAATAGAAACTGCTGGCGTCGAGTTATTTATAATGGTAGAAGAACCTACTATATAAAGAGTTTCTAATGAGTCTGTCAGTGGATAAGAAATATATTCCTTGTTATAATCAAAGTAAGATGAAAGGTCAAAGTCTTGAGCGCCCCCCGAAACATAAAAAGAAGATATGTCTACACCCGTTCTTGGAATAGGAGAAGCATTTACAACAGAAACTTCTACCGAACTCAATCTTTCTTTCTCAAAATCACCTTCATTAAATTCAATAGAGTTACCGTTGCTATCAAAGATTCCCTCTTTAAGAAATTTCTGACCAGAAGGTATAATTATATCCGTGTTAAAACTATCAAGTGGGACGAATGAAAGACCATTTGCTTTTTTAGTCAGTGTTCCTAAGACAGTAAAAAGAGAGCTTGAATTACCTTTTAGCGCACGAAAATACCCATAAACAAAATCATCAAATTCTTTTATATAATCTTCATTATCTACACTAACAAATCGTGTTTCGTTTAGATTCATGTCAGATGTTGTTGAGATAGATCCAAAGGTCATTGTTTTTGTTTGGAACAGTGGAGTTTTTAGAAGACTAGCTTTTCCAGACCCAGATCCATTTGTACCTAAACTCAATCTTGTAGGATAAACCTGTACACGATTTCTAACATCTTTTCCATCACTAGATGTTATAAAGTCTTTAGTCTTGATACCATATAATATAGAAGGTCTATCTGTAATAATACCAACAGTAGAAAAACTATTACCTGATAATATTTTGTTTAGATGTAAAGTGTTGGTGTCTTCATCTACCCAAACGACTCGAACGCTTTGATCCTGTGGATTGCCAGTAACAATTTTTGCATTCATATAAAAAGTATTAACATTTGTGTTAGATGATACAATAAATCTAGGATCTGTTGTATCCGTAGCATCAGATGCATCCGATATATCTAAATTATATTTTGATCCTTGAATTTCAGTTGGTTCATCAGAACTGTGATTATACAATCTAACTGTTCCTCTATCACCACCATCAATATAATATGAAGCTCCATATTTTACCAAATGTTCAGAATATGAATTATAATTTGATGGTAATCTAGCACTGTTTTCAAGTCCCATTCTTCTTTCAGATCCACCACCATAGACAAGATATGTAATTGGTAATGTTGCATTACCAAGTGATGAAATTTTCAATTGATTAGAGCAACGTAGGTGATGAACTCTTACCCACCTAGCTTCACCATTACTTGCAGGAACATAAGCAAGAAATAGAGCACCTACCGCACCATACCAAGAAAAATCAATCTTGAGCATTGATACTTTAGAAAAGTCAAAGTCCCATAGTGATTGTTGTTCTACACGCACACCGTCTTCAATTACAGGATCACCGGCTCGTTTGTCCAAAACATTATCAGAATATACTGCTTGTCTTTTTTTACCATTTAAGCTATCACCAGAAAATCTGCTACGTGGCACTCTAAACTCATATACAGAATAATATCTTGGATCAACGTTAGCCAGAACCCAGTTATTAAATTTATAGTTAACAGCATCAATTTGAGCTTGCATTGATGCAGAACCTTCTACTGTACTTGTATCAATAGAAGTATCAATAGCCCCCATAGGGTCATCTTCGCTTATATACTGGTATGGAAACATGCCATCATAGTTGGTTGGGCTAGTTTCTGTTAAGAATGGTTCGTCATAATCATCAGGAAATATAAAAGGAACTGGGGTTTCAATCACACTAGAAGTTCCTGAGCTTGTAATAACAACAGGAGCATTATTCATTGGGTCTTCTAGTGTAATCTCATTTGCAGTAAAACCAGCAACAGACGCAATTCTATAAGTCTTCCCACTTACCAAGCCACCCGCATCACCGTGATAGTTGACATATTGACCAGATACAAGTTCACGACCAGTAGTTACAACTGTATTAGTATCTGGATAAGCCAAAGAAGATGCCATCTCTTTAGGAAGCAACAAAGAAGGGTCATATACGGCGGCATGAGTCATTATTAAACCATCACGAAGAATTACAGTGTCTCCAAATTGATCAGCAGAACCATAATCAATGATGCCTTGATATTCTTCATCAAAGTTATCAATTGCAATATCAGATAGATCTTTTAATTTTGTTCTTTGAGCTTCACTAAGACTAAACAAGTTTACTACGCTATCAATATCTTTAGTTGTACCATTAGAAAGCTCAACAGTAATACCGGTAGTTGATGTTAGAAACTCTTTCAGTCTCTGATATGCAGTGATTAGCAGTTGTTTACCATCTTCCGACACAGCAGCAATAAGTTCATTATTAGAGTAATTATTTTTTGATGTGTATACTGTTGCTGCATTACCACCGTATTGTGTATCAGAACCAATAGCATTAGCTATAAACTTAATATCTCGTAATGTTTTGTATCTGAATAATTCATACATTTCTTGTGTTTGACCGGCAAATACACCTTCAAAGTCTGCTTCCAAGGATATCAAAAACCCTAGATACTTATCGTATCCAGATATGATTGTGTCAACTTTTGGTCGATCACCCCAGTTGATGTTGGATAGATTAGAAATATTACCAGATGTAAAAAAGTCAATCAGAATTTGTGATAGGCTTGTAATTTTACTAGATGCCTCTGTGTATCCACTGTCGGTCAAGACCAAGTTGATTTCATCTCTTAGCGCCTCTAGAGATGCCACAACGGCGGCTGGGGTTTCATTCAGTGTTGTGCGGTATGTTGTACTGTTAACGACTGTATGGCCATCACCGCCCCACCTAAGATCATTCAAAAAAGCATCAATAATTAGATGAAAATCTCTTGCATATTTTGGATCTTTGCTTCCAACAACAGTATCAATAATTTCAAATCTCTGTATATTCACTATTTCGCATTCACGTTGATAATAACCAACACGTTCGCGGCCTATGTCTGCTGGTTGGCCAGCAAGGCCATGATCTTCTACTTGTTGACCAGAAGCTGATCCAAATTTCAATGGATTATAACTCATGATGCTTTGAGTTCTGCGAACAACAGCAAACTGATCACCTTGGGAAGTATCACGAGTTTCCCAATAATAACCATCAAATTTGTCAAAAATACCAAATTTTTTGATAGGTGGATTTTTTACTGCATTTCGTTCTGTTATATCTCCAATTAATTTACTTGATTTAATACCAAACGTAGCGGAACTGACACGCCCCGGTTGATATCTAAAAAATCTTTTAGAAGTAAGAATTGTTGTATCATCAGCGGGAGATTCCACTAATGCACCACTTTCTTCGGGAAGATGCTTAACGCCATAGCCTTGAGGCCCAGCAATATCGGCGTATTCTGGTTTTTCGGTATTTGATACAAAAGAATAATTGCTTGGATTACTGCTCCATTCTTTCGGGTTAACATCATATGTATTAACGTCTGCAAAGATACCCAAAGCAACTTCCGCACGAGGAATACCAAGAAGACTAAGCGCAACTTCACTTTGAATTTTATTTTGTTCTTCAACTGGAATAGCTTCCTGATCACTTGCAACAACAACCGGAAGACTTTTACTTGAGGGCTGGGGACCGGGAGTAATTGGTGTGGTTCGACCAACACTAACTACGCTAGAATTATTGTTTATATTATTTAAACTGCTCATTAGTTTATTTTCCCTTTAACAATTGTAAATGTATTCTTTAGTGCTAATTGACCAGTATCACCGGCTGTTGATATTTCAGTTTCAAAATCAACAATAACTCTATTAGTTATTGTATTTATACTCATTACTTTACCTTCAATATTTGTAAGGTCAGGTGTGGTGCTATGATTAAATATCCTAACTACATCACCAACTCCCACAATAGATAAACCAGCAAATCCAGTGATTATTCTGTCATCAATAACAGTAAGTTCATATAAGCCCGAACTATTATCATAAGATCCATTAGAAATATTTGCGATTACTGGGTACTCTGTTTGTAGTATTCGATACACAAGCCCTTGACTGTTTGGATTAGTATCTCTTAGTGTATTAATATTGGCTCTATCAAGTAAGTCATTAACATTCGAACTAGGTATTCTCCAAGAAACTTCACCTCTATCAAATTGCACACTATTATTTAAAACAATGTATTCGTTTTCTGTGTTTTCAATTGTAGTATAATCATTTCCTATAACTTCTGATCCATTAATTATCGTTAGTTCATTTATTGCAGTAGTAAGTTTTCCATTATTTGCGGAAAGATTAAATAACTCACCACCCTCTTGATAAACCACACTAGGGGATACATAATCCTCGCCGGGTACAAGTCGAATATTAACACTGTCAAATTCTGAATTTAGTTGATCAGAACTTTGTATGTATTCCCCATCAGGACCAATAATAACATTTGGAGATGAAATAGTATTAATGGCTCCAAACAAAAGCAGACCAGAACCACAATCACGAATTATGTTTGGAGTAATAACTGCATTTCTTAATCCAGTAAAATCTACACTTTCTGTAAAGCTTGCAAATGTATTGTTGCTTGTATGTATATTTTTAGCACCACGGCAATATACTGGGTATGTTGTTTCTCTTAGATCCAAGCCCCCACCTTCTATTTTCGAATTATGAATTTCTACTAATTCTACTAATCCGGCTCCATCATCATCATTAAACCACAAAGCACTACCTCTAACATCTTCTACTGCACAGTTATTTATTTTTATACCACGACCGTTTAGTTTAACAGTAGATAATTTGCTATTAGAATTTACATCGGGCATCCATTGGTTTATAGCATTACCCTGAATAGATAACATTCTTGCTTCAAAGTTCATATCACCTTCTTCTTGAGAAGGTTCGCCAGAAAGCATATGAAGATCATCACCACCACACCAAGGCAGTCTTTTAATTTTACTTAAAACACCATGTCCATACAATGTTGTTCCTACGGGTATGGATAAAGATTTTATCCATGTTTCGCCTCTGGGTATTTCAATATAACCTTTTTTATCAATTAGGTCTTGTAGTCTATCGGTGTGATCTGGATATACCCAAAAAGTATTTTTAAAATAAACACTATTTTTAAAATAAATAATATTGTTATTATAATCAACCCGATCAATATCAGCAGATGTCCAGCCACCACCAGAGCTTGATGGTGCTACCTGTGGTAACATTTTGATGTTGTTATTAATATAACCATTGATGTCTTTGTCGGCCCAAACAGCAACGCTCCATGTCCAGTAGTCAATAAAAGAGATATTGGATGTTTGAAATCCTAGTTCACTGGGACCAAGAACAGAAATTAGTTTATAATCTACTCCTAATCCTACGCGGCGATATACTAATATACCGGATGATGCGTCTGGTCTTGATAAGGTGAGTCCAATATTTTGTGTTAGAGAAAAATTTTGTAAATCAGATGAGCTTATACTAACAGTTGATGACGGTGATGATGGTGAATATTCACCAGTAGTGAAAGAAAAATATGATACTTTATAACTAAATTCCACATCAGAAGATTCAGAAAATCCTTTTGTAATTGCAGAAACAGAAAGGTTATTTGTATTTAGATTGCTTGGTTCTTTGTTGGTTGCACCCAATAACCATACCTTACCTACAGATTCAAACCCGCTAGTCGAAGGGACAGTTATAGATGTCTTCCAGCCCGCACCAGTACCTGATAATTCTAATCCTGCGCTGCCTATGGGGGATGTTGGAGCTATAGAAGATTGGTTAGCATTCTCGCTTACCCAAGTCCTTAATTCAACAACCTCAGTTATACGAACATTGTTAGTTTTTACGCGATAAAGTTCAGTTGTTATATTTGCAATTGGATTATTTTCATGATTATATTTAATAGACAAATCATCAGAATCAATACCAATAATTAGTATGCTGTCTGTAGGTAAAATTAGTTGCTTATCTGGAACTGTTTTTGTTATATATCCGACACGAATATAACCACCAGACACATTAACCTCAGTGTTGGTATACGTAACATTTTCATTTCTTATTGAAAAAGAGCCATCAACGTTGTTAAGATTAATAATATTATTAACTTTATCAACCCATTCTTGTATAGAATCTTTAATTTTTAGTAGCTTTATCATAAAATTTTGGCCTTATATAATTTCTTTGGATTGTAAAGTCTTTTTACTTTTAATTAAAAAGAGATGATGAAAAGAAAAGCCTCGATTTGATTAACACCGCGAGTAATTTTTTCTCTACTTGAATAATAAATTGGTGTGCCTGATAATAGTTTATAATCTGAACCACTTACTACCAAATCAGTTAGTGGTAGATTGTCTTCATTAATTATACTAAGCACTTGTTGCTCTTCACTAAGTGCGCTTCTTGATATAAATTCATCAACAGAAAAAACACCAATTACTTCTTCTAAGTAGATTTTTTTCTTTATACTATTGATTGATCTAACAATACCTGTTGCCCCAGAAGTTTTTCCTGTTAACGTATCACCAACTATGCAGAATTTTGTATCAGAAACGTAAATAGTTGTCGAGGTTTCAATAGATTTTGGTTCAACTAAAATACCCGCTTTTCGGTATTGTATTCCAATTGGAATTTTACCATTCTCATCATTATTAACTTCAACTCGAATTACTTTATATGTAGAACCAAGTTCACTTCTAGCATCATAACCATGACCATTGATTGGACTAAGGACAGGTTTAGCAGTTGCGCTTGCGCCATCTCCACCAGATAGTTGTACAGATGCACTTGTATAATTCTCTCCAAAGTTTGTGACTATAATCTTAGAAACTTCGCCACTGAAATCATTTACTTGAGCAACAGCAGTTGCACCAGAACCATTACCAGAAATAGTAACCAGTGGTGGGTTTGATGATGTGTGTCCTACGCCACCGTTTTCAACAACAATATGCTCAATAGTTCCGTGTATTGCTGAATTTTGAACATACCATTGTTGTGACCGGTCATTATTGTAAATAGTGTAACAGGGAATCCAGTTTGGAGTCATATAATTAAAAGCATCTTCTGCCTTAATAGTATACATATACTTCCAAATATATCCATCTGGTGTGCTAAATGATACAATTGGTGAATTTCTTGGTTTTACTGTAGATTTCGATCTATTATTATTTGAAATACATTTGTATACATTAAATTCATCTGTAACAACAAAGAACTTGTAATATTCATTTGTTTCTGGGTTTTTGTCATCAATTATATTTGCTTCATCGGTGTATTCGTCATAAACATTTTCGTTTTTCCAATCGTAACGAGGCAAAACAGAAGCTATATTAGAACCAAAAATTCTTTTTAGTCCAATGATATCATCCATTGCTGAAATTCGACCTTTTGTTGAATCGACAGAATCGGGAGGATTCTGTTCATCTTCCCAAGGCGACGAACCACCAAAATAAATGTACATAGGTATGTCTGATACATTATCTTTAAAGTAGTCTCCATTTGTGATTCTTAAATCATTTGTTATGATAGCACTCATTGTGGCTTGCCTCTGTGTACAAAAATATTTTGTTGTTTAATCATTCTTCTCTCTCCGATATATATCCCTGTTCAAAATAAGTAATACCCGACTCAACTTCATTTGAATAATTTTGAGGTATATACAAGAAATAATCTTGAAGATTGTGTTTGGTCATCCAACCATCGGAGTTAACTACAAAACTTTTACCATCAATAATAGTTTTAGATAATGTGTCGTCTTCAAGATTGTATGATGAATCGTATTCTGGATATCCCATACTTGTATTATAAACATAACCTGTAGTCATCGACTTGTCTTGAAAATTAGATAATATATACAGTCTCTTTGATAAGCCATGTTTAAATTTATCAAAGAATGAATAATTAGCACCAAGAGAATATTTAGATCTAGATTCTGTCTTAAAAGGAATTATTTGGGTATATTCGCTTTCAACAAGCCCAATGATTATTTGAATTATTTGAATAATTTGCATATACCCAAATAATTCAAATCCAGCAGGGTGTATGATTTCTTTTATAATGCTTCCATAATCATCAATATCTTTTTGTGTTTTTACTGCATAAGAATATTCTTGATAATAATAGCTATCTTGAAGATACATATTAGAAGATAATTGACCTTTATTACCTTGATAATATCCAGCAATTGGTGATGAATACTGGCCACCATTTGCTACACCAACAAAACCAGAACCTGCTTCTTGTCCACTAACTTTAAGATAATAATCACTAGATATACCAATTGGCGAGTCTAGTATAGAAATATTTATAATAGATCTTATATCCTTTTGTGATACAGAATCAATAGACATATAACCCACATAAGGAGGAAACTCAATCTGTATTATATCTCCAACTAAAATTTGACTACTGGTAATATTTCTGTTGTCAAATCTAAAATCAGATAACACAGTGCCATTAATTAGAACGTTTAACTGAGATTCATTAAAAAATCCTGAAACCCGAGAGTCTACCAAACCATCTTTATCTGCCTCTACCGTGACTTTATAAGGACTCAATTCTTCTGAAAATTTAATTTCAAGACCTTCTTGATATCCAGAGCCACCTGATTCAATATTAAATGATCCTATAGTGGGTAATAGCCATTCTTTTTTTGTTTTGCCTTCGGGATTAATTTGATAACCATCTTTGAATGTACCTACTATATTGCTAATAGTTAACTCAATTAAATTATACTGGCCTGAGTATTTATTTTTAACTGATTCAACGTTGGCATAAGCATATTCAAATACATTAGGAAATAATTCTCTCTCTTGAACAATTCTAGATAGTTCGAAGTCTTGTATACTTCCCCCTGAATTAGTAATGAGCATTCTAAACTCATTATTAATCCAAACACCATCAGACGTTTTTAAAATATTTTCTTTTGGCAAATAAATTTCTGTATTTTGTTCTCCATATAGTAATTTAAACAAAAATTTATATGATTGATTAGAACCGCGAGAACTGTTAAATTTCTTTGACCATTTGATGAACAACTCTTTATCTAAAAGAATAGAGTCTGGTGTGTCAACTAAGTATTCATTTTTCATTGCACTAATAAAATCATCTATTGAATTATTAAAGTCAAGATGAGATAAGTGTTCCCTAATCGCATGATACGGATTGCCTTCTTGTGACATCCATTCATAATAAGCTTCTAAAAACGAAACAAAGTTAGGATACTTCTCAATTATATGAGAAGGTATCTGTGAAATTATATTATCTCTTATACTGGGCATAATTAAATGCCTCTTGTATTTGTTTGGATTAGTTCAATGTTGCTTTGATCAATTTTAACGACTTGATTTTGGTTCACATAAAAGTTATCTAATAGAGGCTGAACAAACACTCTAAGATTATCCCCTTCAATAATATTCAGTTCAAATTCAACTTTGCCGCTTTCGTAGTCAATGGTTCCGATATTAGAAGTTTGTGTTATTGATGAACTGTCCACATAAGACAAAACAATGTTTCCTTGCATGTCGTCACGAACTTTTTCGTTGGTTGAATTATTGGCTACAGAAAATCCATCAATAGCCAGAGAACCAGCATAGATTTTATTCATGAAATTAACTGAGTACACCGGATTTTCAAAGTTCAAAACATCAATGTCTTTATACACAACCTTTTCAATGTCTACGCTTGTAATGCCAGAGATCATTTTTATTCTTGAAATCAGTTCGGATGGATTCAAAAACAATCCAAAATCAAAAATTTCATTATTATAATTTTTAACTATTTCTTTAATGACCACAACAAGACTTGAAAAGTTTAAATTAGTGCTTCTGCTATCATAAGAAAACATAATGTGTAAGTTGGCATTAAAAATAACAGCATCAACGATTGTAGGTGTAATAGATCCAACATTTTTTGAAGAAAGATATGACACCATCTGTTGTTTTATAGATGATGAAATTTTTGCTCTATCACTCAAGATAGAAATGAACACAGTTCCATAAGCTGGTGGAATGTTTTTTTCTCCACCCCACGCAATAGCAGACCTAATAAAAGGAAATCTGCTTTTCAAGATAGGAATATAATCAGTTTCTGTTAGCGCCCTGTCTTGTGCCTGATAGATTTTTGGAGCCTGAAAACGAATAGATTCAATAGACTCTCTATCTGACCCACCATAAGCAGCGGTTGTTACTGTAGTTATAATATTGCTGTATCCAGATATTGTTGATGCTGGAACCAAGTTAGTCAGTCCATTTGCGCTGTCTTTCTCGGTTGCAATATATGTGATGGTAATAATATCCCCATCAGAAGGCTCAAGACCTAGAATGTTCTTACCAAACTCAACAACAGATTGTGTATACTGATTTTCTCCTAAAAAATAAAGCAGTGAGGTGTTACTGAATTGATCAATGCTTGTAGCCTTTGTGTAAGGCGTAGAATTTACATTGATCAACATTGTTGATGTGTCAGCATTTGTATTAGAAATATTAATAGACTGACCAGAATACGTGTATCTTTCTGTGATACGCTGTCCCTGATACAAGTCTACATCAAATGCTTTATAAGACTGAGATACGTTTGAATAAGAAAGAACAAAAGAATCTTTATTGACAAATGTGAATGAAGTGTTTTCGCTTGATGCAATAAATTGTGTACCCGCATCCATTACAATAGAACTAGAAATGTTAGTTTTTTGTACGGGAATAACTTCAATATCACAAATAATTCGTGAAGCCGTAGTTGATTTTGGAACATACGACAACTTTTGTGAATGTGATACCACGTTTCTTCGAATTTGTGCCGTGTCTAGAAAAGACTCATTGGCAACCATATTCGCTTGATACGAAGTAAAGCTTGTGTTATAAACCAAAAGATCAACAATGGTGTTGATAGCTGAACCTTCATAATCAATGTCTGAGAACTCAGGTTTTTCTTGAACAAAACTAATAAGACTCTGCTTTAAGTCTTCGGTGTCCAAAGATGTGACATTAAGTTGGTTAGCCATGATATACCTTTTTTAAAAATTAATGCTTAATTGTTGTTCTTCTAATGTATTTATAACAGAATAGTAAATGTTTATGGTGATTGCGTTAGGGTCATCAGGAGTGAAAACTTCAACCTCAATAATTTCTACTTGTGGTTCAAAGTTTTCAATAGCGCGAATAACGTTTTGTCGAATACCCTGAAAAAATACATCACCTACATTATTTTCAAACAAAGAAGATTTTACGTTCGTTCCATACTCTACAAAATACCCACGTTCGTAAAAATTAGTGAGTACGATGTTTCGGATTGACTGATTAATTGCAGCCACACCAGACTTGGTAGCCAGATCACCCGTTAGTGGGTGAGTAGTAAACGAGAGGTCTATGTCTTTTCGTGAGCTTTTAAAAATCATTATTATTATCCTGCAAAAACATTTTGTGAGCCTTCTGCCACCACCGAACCACATCCAATAGAATCACCGACTCTACCCATGGGTTTACCGTTAACAAAAACCGA